ACCTTCAAATGTGAAGGGCAGTTCCTGTTCCAGCAATCCGTCGTCGCTGTCAAGGTCGGCAAAGTCGATTTCATCGAAATTGCAGCCCGTCAGTACCTTGGCCTCGCGGCCCCACTGGGCACCGGAATCCTCATTGACCACAGTTAAGGAGAAATACTGGTCTTTGCCGCCATTGGCGTAATCAGCGAACATCTGCTTAAACAGGCTCGTGACAGCATGAATGGTCAGGGTTCCGGAGCCGGACCAAGAAGTTGTTTTCTTTCCCACGGAGCGCTTCCCGATAGCCTTGACGTCCTCTTTGTTTTTGGACATTTTCGCCTCGATTTTTTTTGCATAGAACAGATCGTGGTTCTGACCTCCGATTGTCGCGAAGGCGGTGCCTTCGTTGCTGGCAATCGCGTCTTCACTGTTGAATCTGGACAACTATATCACCTACCCTTCCACCGTGATGGTGTTGTAAATGGTTTCAATCACGTCCACCGGGCGCACGGCATAACTGACCACCATGGCATCGCCCAGTTCGCCCGCCTGCACCACAATGTCTTCGGGGACCACGTCACGGAGAATGCCGTTCGCGGCGAGTTGACGGAAGTACGCCAGAATATCCGCCTGAAATAGATTCCGACCATCCACGCTATTGGCAACCTTGCCGCTGTAGTGCATCATGCCAAGATTGTTGATGTAAGTGCAGATGCTGTACAGCGCACGGATGATCTTGTTTTTACTCATAATGTAGGTACGATCCGGCGTGAAGGTGACCAGCGTGTTGATGTCTTTTTGCACCAGCACTCCGTTCCCGCCGACCGGGGCCGGGATGAAAACAATCTGGCCGGATTTTGCAAACCCTGTCTGTTCGGACACGGTATAACGGGTGTCGACATCAACCGCGCCGACATACGGTGCATTGGTCAAGCTGCCCGTCAGCGGACAAGCTGCTGTCGCGCCCGCAAGATAGGCGGTGGCCATTGCATTGGTCACATGGGTGCCGTCCTCAAGGATAACGCCGTTTTTCACGGACAATACCGCTTCGAAATCCGCCTGTGTGTCCGGAACGACGACCTGAAGGTACTTTCCTTCGTCCTGAACCATGCGCTTCGCGTATGCGATAAAGAGTGCCTTGATGTCTGCATCATCTGTGGGGCAGGCAATTGCATTGACCGTCTGCAGTTCCACCGCCGCAAGAAATGCGGTGTAGTCGGCAGCCGTTGCTGCACCGTCCGTTCCGGTCGTCAAGGCTGTACCGGCGCTGACTGTAAGAACAGTCTGCTCTCCTGATGCGGCGAATTTAACCCAACTGTTGGCAACAAGCCCGGTGATGTCCACAACTGTCTGCCGGTCCACCTCTTTTGCATCCACCCAGGTGACCACATCATATTTTCCAGTCTGGCCGACTGTGTTTTCAACCGATACGCTCAGCCGGTTGCCGTAGGTACCGGAATAGAGCGCGGTACAGACGAGGTTACCAAGTGTGGCCGTGGCCTTTGTTCCTACATTCAGTCGGTAGAAATATACCAGGGCCGCATTCTTGTATGCTTCCGTGATGAGCAGCGCCGCACTGCCAAGGTCGGCGGCCAACTTCTCAGCAGCTGCCTTAGTCAGAGCAATCAGCTTTTTTTCCTGCAGCCAGGGGAGAATGACGGGAATTGAAACCACGCCGGTGGCCCCGGATGCGGAGGGCTGCGCCCCGTTCCCGGAATAGTTGGTGTACACGCCGGGAAGCACTTTGTTTTGCGTTGTCCAGTTACCTCCTGCCATCAGAGACAACCTCCTTTTTCATAAATTTATTGATGAGCTTTTTGGCGTCCGATTCAGTGTACTGCTTATCGGGGGTCAGCACGACGGCCAGAATATCACGGTTGATACCGGTTGCCGTGCGGGTAAGCTGCAAGCCCGTGAACCTGGGCTCCGTTGCCGAAGTAGCCGTTTCGGCGTTTGATTCCTGATCCATTATTTCAAATTCTCCTTGTCAATATTGATATTGGTAATCTGCGGGGTATCATCAACCGCCCGGATAATCAGAGTAAAATCGCACAGGTCGTGCATCACATCGTCCGTATCATGCCGCCGGTGCCGCCGGAGTTTCAGCTGCACGCCCTCATAACTGATCAGTTTCAGCTGCAGACTGATAGCGGCGAATTTTTCATTCATATCCGCTTTGACCTGCAGCTCATCCTGTTTCAGCGCTGGCGCATAGGTGATATCCAAAGTTCCGGCCACCGTGATGCGACTGCCGATTTCATGCGCCACGGAGACTTCTCCGGCAAAACCAACCAAAAAGCAACTGGTCGGCATTTTGTCCGGCACCCATTCGGAGTAGATATCGATGTCAGGAAACAGTGAATCGAGGCCGTTGGAGAGCGCCGCCAGTATTAGGTTTAAGTAGTCCATTCATCCCAATCCTTTCCGGATGGCTGCCTCAATCCGTTTTGATGCCCGGTCCAACTCGATTTGAGCCTTTTTTTCTGAATCCGTCATGACAAACGCGCCTTTCACATACGGCTTCCGGAGCCGGAGCCAGATACCCCATTGGCCCTTGTGCTTCCCGGATTTGACCAGCTGCGCCGCCCGACCGTATTTCTCCGCTCCTGGACTCAGTTTGATAAATATGAGGCGTCCCGGAGTCTGCCGGTGACCGTATTCGTAATAAGGTGCATATTTTGTGTTGTTGAACACTTCGGCCTGCAGCCCTTCTCCAGTTTCGACCACTCCGCTTCTGTCCCACGCATTTGCGAGGGTAGGGGATTCCGGACTATCCCCAGCTGCAGTGTTGTTTTTGCAGCGCGCCCAGTGCCGGTCAGCAATGCGGTTTAGCTCATTCGTTGATTCCACTTGAGCCAGAGCCTGCACCTTTTGGAGCTGCTCCGCAAATGCCTTAAACGGCTGCGGGTCGATAATCATTGCTCTTCCTCCGACAGCGGGGTCTCGGTATGAGAAAGGTAGAGAAAAGGCTTTCCGGCCCACAACGTGAAGAGCTGTCCCGCTGCAGTGGTGACCGTTACCTTATCGCCCTTTTTGACCTCCAGCTCAGGCGCGTGGAAGAGCGTGTAATTTCCGGATGCTTTACCGGAATCTCCGGATAAAGAAAGTTCCCCGGCCTTATCCTGAGATAAGGCACAGGGAATATCATGCAGCACAGCGACCTCTGTTTGTTTGGTCTGTTTGGTCGCCGGGTCTTTCGCCGACACTCGTCGGTATGTGCTGCAATGGTCAAAATAGGTGCTTTCGATCGCTTCCCGCTCTGTCATCGGATGATCGCCACCTTAAACAGCGCGATGCGGGTGTCCAGGCCGCTAAGCCCGGTCCCCGCATCACCGGCGCTGTAGTTGACGGTAGTGTCACCGCGCTTGATAGATGACACATTCTGCTGACCACTGGCCGGTAACCCGTTCCGCTTTATTTCAGCGGCGATATCGCCCCAAAGGTGCGTCGCGCGTTCGGGAACAACCTGGCGTCCGGTCAGCGCGGTGAAATACTCTTCCGCCTGGGTAACCAGGTCTTCGACGCTGGCAGCGGGCAGGTCGGAGAACATAAGCTGCACTCTGTTTATCACTTTTTCGCGGTCAGCGGCAGCCATAATTAAGCCTCCTTGGGCGGTTTGGCGGAAGGAGCGTCCTTTTTCTTGCCGTCCACATCAGCTTTTTCGGGCGAGTAATTGGTATCAATCACTTCATACCCGATTTTTTTGTACATTTCGGCGTCGCGCTCGGTTTCCACAACCCGCACGACGCCGCCGTTTTTAAGCTTATACATAATTTACCTCCCGTTAAACGTTGCTGCGGACACAGGCCGCCAGCGTCGCAATCTGATGTTCCAGCACCCACAAGTCATACAGCAGATGGTAGTTGATGGTGGTTTCATCGCCGGTCTGATTCTCATCCGCTGAAAACACCTTCAGGCTGTTGATTTTGCCGACGGCAACCGGCGCGGCGGAATTCATAATGAGAAATTCAATTTGTTCCGATGTGGCATCCGCAGTAATACCGCCTGCTTCCTGGCCCGCTGTGCGGCCGTCCTGTATGGCGATGATGGTTTGCAGGCGCTTGGACGGAACAAAGACGCAAGGAAGGTCGTTGTACATCATGCCACGGTAGGTAACGCCGTTTACGGTGATATCCTTGCCGAATAC